ACGGCGCGGTTGAGGGGTTCAAGGAGACCGAATTTGTGGAACTGAAGGGCTGGATGTGCTCCATGGTTCCGGATAGTCGGGAATCGCACATCGCGGCCGACGGCCAAGAGGTCGCGCTGGACGATGACTTCAACGTCGGCGGCGAACAGCTTGCCTTCCCGGGCGATCCACGGGGCAGTGCCGGGGAAGTGTGCAATTGCCTTTGCGGCACATATCCGGTCGTGGGGTAATTAGGAGGGGGTTGAAATGTCAAAGAAACTCGAAACTAAAAACCTAGACTTTAAGTTTGTCATGGGCGGCGAAGAGGGGGAGGCCGGGACATTTACCGGCTATGCTTCCATTTTCGACGTGGTCGACACCTACGGCGATTCGGTGCAGAAGGGAGCGTTCAAGAAAACGCTGCGGGAAAAAAAGCAGTTTCCGCTCCTGTGGTCGCACAACATCGACAAGCCCATCGGCGTTATCTCGGGGACCGAGAGCGAGAAAGGCCTGGAGGTTATCGGACAGCTCAACTTGGATGTGCAACTCGCTCGTGAGATTCGCTCGCTCATGGCTCAGGGAGCCGTGCCGGGACTCTCCATCGGATATAACGTCAACAAAGAAGCCATCGACCGCGAGTCGGGCATAAGGCAACTGAAAGAAATCAACCTATGGGAAGTATCGCCATGCGTCTTTCAGTCCTGTCCTGATGCGCTGGTCGATGACGTGAAAAGCATAGAGCCGGGTGCGGAGCCGGGGCAACCCACTCCCGAGATCAAGCCGGAGACCCTCCACTTGATTGAGGACATGACGGCCCGGATCAAGGAATATCTCGAATCCTAACGGAGGAAAATTATGGACATCGAAAAGGAAGTCGCCAACCTTAATGGCGCAGTCAACAAGCTCATCGCCGACGTGCAGACCAAGCACTCGGAGATGGAGCGGGATGTTATTCACAAGACCTCATTCGACGAGTTCAAGGTCAATACCGACAAGCGGTATAACGAACTCAGCGACGAGGTCATCAAGCTCAAGACGCCCATCATGCAGGCCAGCGAAGCCGACGTGGCGAAGGCAGTCCAGACAAAGGCTTTTGCGGGCTGGCTTCGCAAGGGCAGGGGCAACCTGACGCCCGATGAGCGCAAGGTTCTGACCATCGCGGACTCGGACCACGCCGGAGTGCTGGCCCCCTACGAGTACGTGCAGCAGATCATCAAGGCTTTGACGCTTTTCTCGCCCATTCGCACGGTCGCAAATGTTAGGCAGACGTCGGCCTATGCCGTTGAGTTCCCGACGGAACTCACGGTCCCGGTTGCAACGTGGATCGCAGAAAGTGCAGAAAAGACCGAGACGACCGGGCTCACCTACGGTCTGACCGAACTCAAGACGTTCGAAATGGCGCAACTCTTCAAGGCCACGCAGAAGATGCTGGAGGACAGCGTTTTCAACCTGGAAGCGGAGATCGCCAGCGTCGTGGGCCGGAAGTTCGGGCAACTGGAAGGCACGTCCCTCTGGAGCGGCAACGGGACGACAGCACCCGAGGGCATTTCGATCAACGCGACGGTTGCGGCGGACGCACTTGAAACAATCGGCTCCAACGTCCTGGCATTCGACGACTTCATCGCTACGCAGTATGCACTTGCCAGCCCCTATGTCCGCGGCGCTACGTGGCTTCTGAACAGGGCGACGGTCGGGGCGGCCATCACACTCAAGAGCGCAACGACCAACATGTACCTTCTCCAGCCGAATCTCACGCAGGGCCAGCCGGCGACGATCCTGGGCTCACCTGTTCTCGAATGCCCGGATGTCGTGAGCGGGGCCGGTGCTCCCGCTGATGCCGCACTGATTGCCGCTTACGGCGATTTCAGGGCGGGCTACACCATCGTCGACCGAGTGGACATCATCATCCAGCGGCTCATTGAGAAGTATGCCGAGTTCGGCATGATCGGGTTCCTGGCGCGGCGGCGCGTCGGTGGCGGCGTCCTTCTGCCGGAGGCCATTCAACTTCTCAAAGTCAAGGCGTAAGGAACGGAGGCTAAAGTGATCAACACGATTACGGACAAAAAAGTAGTCAGCCTCCTGACGCCCGTTCTGGCCAACAACACGGCCGAGGGGACGGGCGTCGCTAAGGATCGGTGGGGGTACGGCGACGTCCTGATGGTCGCTCATGTCGGGATCTCAGGTGATACGCTTAGCGGCACGGTCTACTGGACGATCTCGTTCCAGCACTGCGCCGTCACCACGCCGGGGAGCTTCGTCAACATCCCGGCGGCAGACCTGGAGGGCGGGGCGAACGACTGGGTCATCAACGAACCTACGGAGGACGACATGACCATTACCCGAATGTATAGGGGGAGTTTGCGCTACGTGCGAATCCTCTTTACGCAGACGGGCACGCACACGAACGGGACGCCGCTCAGCGCGGTGGCTGTTATGGGACAGCCGAATCATATCCCGGTGACACAGGAAACAGAAGTTCAAGCGTAGTCAATCGGGCGGGGGGACACGACTCTCCCCGCCCATTTTTTCAAAGGGGTGAGCCATGCCAATAACTTTTGACAAAACTCCCGCGGGCGTTAATGCGCTTCGGGCATCGGGAAAGACCATGCGCGTCCGGATGAAAGAGACGCGGAACGCTTACGAGGCCGGGAAGTCTTACAATCTCCCGATAGACTTAGCGTTCATGTACATCCGAAATAGCCGGGCCTATCAGGACAAGTCTATCGACGGCCCGCCGGAAGTGAAGATCGGCCCGAATGTCACCCTTGAAGTGATCGAAGCGCCCGCAAAGAAAGGCAAGAAAAAGAGGAGCTGAGCATGCCAGACCTAGTGACTTTAACAGACCTCAAGACCTACCTCTGGCCGGGCGAGACGATCACGAAATGGGACACGATCCTCCCCGCGATCATTTCGGCTGTGTCCGAGCAGATTGAACGGGAGATCGGGTGCAGTATTGCACGGGCGTTTTATACGGCAAAGGCCGGGTTGTCTTTCGTCGTCACCGCCTTGAATAACAAGATCGATTTCGATGAAGGGGGCGCCGCTCTGGTTGGGACCGTTGCCGTCGGCACATACACGGGCGCGACGCTGGCAACGGCAATCGCCGCCGCCATGAACGCCGCGGTTGGAAAGACATTCACCTACACGTGCGTCTATTCAACTACACTCGGCACATTCACTATCGCCGCCGGATCGAACTTTACCATCCGGTGGAACACGGGCACGAATAAAGCTATCGACATTTCAAACCTTTGCGGATATCTCGATACCGCCAACTCTACGGGAGCCAAGACTTACACGGGCTTGCGCGTCGGCGACGAGGGGAAGGCGAGCGGGCGCGGGTCATCACTGTTGTTTCTTCCGGCTTGGCCGATCATCTCGGTCATTTCCGTGGTCGATAAGGATGCGGTCGCATTTACGGAAGGCGATGACGAGGACTACGTTATTTCTCCCGGTCCTCCATGCTTCGCACTTCAGCTTAACGAGGGCGTTTGGGAAAAGGGGTCGGGGAACTTCACCGTCAATTACCTGGCCGGTTACGCGACAGTCCCGGCGGACATTGTGCTCGTGGCGTACGAGGCCATTGCCCGGGCATGGAAAACAATGAATGAAAAGGGCTGGGGAGAGGGCGGCCGAACCTTCCCCGATGGTTCAACAAGTTCGGTCAACTCAGAGAGCGCATTGACAAAGGCCCAACGGGGAATTCTTGCGAAATACAAACGGCCAATTTTATGACGGACAGAATAGGGCTTCGCGCAGATTTCTCGGGCGCGATCCGAAAGACCCAGGTCCTGGGCGCTCTTGGCAGGGCGCACAAGTACCAGGCGACGTCATGGACAGCCGAGACGATAAAAGCGCTCATGCGCTCGGCGGCGGACAGGCAGATATCGACCCGCGTCCATCATAGTAAAAAGACCGCCATGATGCAGAGAAACATCGGCCAGCTTATAGGCGTCGGCGACGACAGGTGGACCATCGCCATCGGGACGGGAATCGGCGGCAAGCAATCGGTCCCCTACGCGAAGATTCAGGACGAGGGCGGAACGACCCACCCGACCGTCACGAAGCGGATGCGCGGATGGGCCTGGTTCATGTACGCAAAGTGGAAAGAGGAGCGGTTCAAGTGGCTGGCGCTCACAAAGAAATCGAAACTCGACGTCAACATCCCGGCGTCCAAATGGTTCACTTCGGTTATCGAGCAACGGGAGCCGATCCTTTCGGCGCAGATGCAACCGGCAGCGGTGCTCAAGATTGCGGAGATGATGGCGGGTAGTTCCATCGGGAAATTAGCATAAAGAATTTTAGGAGGATAACATGGCGAAACTCATTCCAGATGCGATGATCGATGCGATGCTTGACATCATCGGAGCATCAAACGGTGACAGACTATTCATCTGCTCGGCGCAACCGGCAACGTATGCGGAGGCGGCCTCGACCTATGACCTGGCGACGCACATCCTGACGAGCGGAGACTTTTCGAAGGACAATGGGGACACGTCGGGCCGGAAGCTCATTCTGGCGGCCCAGAATGGATTCACCGTCGACCACGGTGGAGAGGCGAACTATTACGTCATCGGGAAGTCGGGCGACACGAGCATCAGACTCATCGGGACGCTGACGCCCCAAACGCTCACGGCGGGTAACCTGGTTAATTTCCCGACGACCGATATCGACGAAATCCGAGACGTGGCGTAAGAGGTTTTCTTGGCCATTACGCTGCGATCCGTCGGGGCAAGTCCGGGAGCCAACTCCTCGAACTGCATCATCACGAAGCCCGCGGGCTTGGCCGTCGGCGACTTCATGCTGGCGCATGTCGTCAATAAGGCCACGAGTGGGACAATTACGCCGCCAGCAAACTGGACGATAATCGGGGCGCAGTCCAATACGGCAAGCTCCCGCTCGGCCCTGTTCTATAAGTTTGCAGACGCCGCCGACGTTGCCGCTGGCACTTTTACTTTTACTCTCGGCACATCGGGGCGCAACCGGGGGGAGATGGGGGCCTGGCTCGGCGTTGATACTTCCAACCCCATAA